CACTCAAAATTACCGTTACTGGCGTATAGTGATGACAGATGCTCTAAATCCTGATGGGTATCTTGAAATAGGGCGTATATTTTTAGGTCCTTATTTTGAGCCTTATTATAATTTTCAATCAAAAAGCCCTGCGTTTTTAGACCTCTCTGCTGTAAAGCGTTCTACGGGAGGTCAGATATCAAGCGACCAGAAGCCAAGATATAGAACATGGACTTATTCCTTTGGGGCAATCAATTCTGATGATTTTGATACTTTTTGGGAGATGTGGCAGGAAGTAGGGCTTTCTAAAGAGTATTTTATATGTCAAGGTCCGACTCATGCGACTCCTTATTTGGTGACATATTATGTACAGAATACAGATAACTGGGAATTTGACTCTTTAATAAAAAACTTTAACAGGCTTACGATTACAACAGAGGAGCTTCTATAATGGCTGCAATAGATGAGAGCCTTTGGTGCTGGGTCGAGAATAATGCTAATAGATATCTGAAACGATATAATATTGCTACAGGTGAATGGTCTGATGTGGTGAAACTCCCCGCCTTTGATGTTCAAGCTGATTCTATGGGTGTATGGGACGGGGGATTTTATATCTGGATTTATATACAGAAAGCAATAGCCGATGCAGATTATGTTAAAAAGAGATTAAATATCCATACACTTGAACTTTCTGATTATCCTCAAGACCCAGATATTATGGGTGAATTTGATTATGGTATGATGACACAGGATTTTGGAGGCAAGGTTTATGTGGCCGCTAAAGAAGCATTTGACGTTTGCAGTTTCTCTTACGCCACAAAAGTTTGGGGAACGGAGCCTAGCCCGCCATCAATTTTAGATAATGACCCGACAATAGCCGCTGTGCCTCCCTGGGCTAATAACCAACCAGGAAATATATTTTTAGCCAGGTCGGTAGCAACTTCTGCAGATTTTTATATGTTCGACCCAGTTACCGGGAACTGGACGGTTAAGGCCAGTACTGATGGGGCGGACGGGGTTGCGAATGCAAGGGGAATGGTATGGGCTCAAGTGCCTGAAAGCGGGACACCGGAATATATATATTTAACTAGAAAAGATAATAAATTTGATAAGTATGATGTGGCTGCAAATTCCTGGTCAAATATTGGTTCTATGCCCACTGATTTAGGTTCATCTTATGGTGGCAATACCCTCGTTTGGGACGGGGATAGATATTTATTCTGGATAACGGATGATGATAACGGAATATACAGGTTTGACTTGATTGATGAAGCCTGGGAAGGGTATGTTACTTTTCCTGGAGACGGGCTGGATTCCCAGCATTCGATAGTTTACACACCCAGAATTCGTTTTATTTTTTGCGATTCAAATGGAATTGAGCTTTATGAGCCTGCTTCTCTTGGTTCTATTCCTAAAGACAGGACTTCTACTCCTGTAAAGTATTACCTCAAAGCACTTGAGGCTGAAACAGAGGACGTTACCATAGGCTTTGTTTCAGACCATAGAACAGATGCAGAAGACATTCTGGAGTTAGCTCCGGATGTGGCTGGCTCTCCTGGTGCCTGGAGTGATTCAGTCAATCTAGGCTCTTTTACTGAAAATGAATATAAAGCCTTTTGGTTACGGGCTGACCCAATAGGAGCGGCTCAAGAGGCAAAAATAGCAAGGTTTAAATTAACGATAGGTTAAATGATGACGCATGACTATTTTAACGGAGGTTCTTTCATACGTTCTGCAATATATGACCTTCCTAAAATACAACACCCTATAAGGTATGTCCCTTGGTGTACGGGTGTTTACAGGAAGCATATAAGATATGTCCCCTTTTGCCTGGGGGTATTCAGACATCAATTATGGTTTACAATACGGAATGAAAGCGGGGCAGTAAGTGAAAGAGAATTTTCAAGGCTCCGTTTCCTTTGGGATAATAAATGGGATGAAGCTACTGTAACGACAAATAGTGAACAGCTTAAATTCCCAGCCGCTGACACGCAACATCATTGGCTTTCACGTTGTTGGCGGTCTGCTGAAAGTAAAATAAAGGGGATTTGGTTAAAAGCTGATTTTGGGGAAGCAAAATCAGTAAGGGCTTTAGTCGTTGCAAATCACTGGTTTAATCCTGGCTCTACTGTAATAATCCAGGCAAATAATGCAGATGCATGGGGAGCTCCAGCTATAAATCAAGAGCTTGAAATAATAGATGATAAGACCTTAATCGAATATTTTTGGGATACTGAACAGAATTATCGTTACTGGCGGTTATATATGACCGTTGGAAGTGTTACAGGGAGCTTGACAGGTGAAGAAGATATAAGCACTAGAGGCGATAGAGATATGGTTCCATATTGCAAACCGCATTTTAAAATAGGGCGTATATTCCTGGGTGATTATTTTGAGGTAAGCCAAAACTTTATAGAAAATAAACCTGAATATGAAGAAGACAGCCAGGAATACAAAACAGACAGAGAAGGCCATATTTCAGAAAGGCCGATGTGGAAATTTAGAGATTTCTTCTATACATTTGATAAACTGGGTTCCTCTGATTATGATACTATTTGGGATATCTACGAATCCAAAGGAAAAGGAATCCCGTTTTTTATAATAGAGAATTATCGATATTGGTGGAAACGTACTTATTATGTAACGTTTTCAGAATCATTAGAATATGAATATCTTTATAACCGGGTAAATACTACTTTACATTTCAAGGAAACAAGATGAGCTTTGAAGATATTGTAAAAAAGGCTAATTGGACAAAAGTCTTTATGGTCAGAATCCAGCCGGCTAAACGTATTGATACTGGCTCCTGGACACAGCATGGAATATATACGAATTGCTGGCGTATTGATTATGATGAAGTGGTCGTAGAAGTAGAGGAAAACGGCACGTCTTATGCTGAATGCACGACTCTCCTGGAGCTTCAAAACCTTTCAGGTGGTATGGGGTTTTATTATGATGAGGATAATCAATATCTATGGCTCCATACAAGCGGTTCTGACGATCCTGGAAGCGTAAGCGGTAATTATTTCCTGGTCGCTTATCATTGGGAATACTATACAAACATCCAGGATGAGGATGAGCCTGTTATTTATAATGGTCATTATTACTTGCCTTATTTAAGAAGCGAGGATCTTCCGGATATAGATATGGCGGTATCTGATTATTATCAGGGTGGGATATCCCTGGGGTTTGGGGATATAAAACTCATAAATGCAGATGGATATTTTGACACAAGGTTATCGACATATGCCTATGAATGGAAAAAGATTATTTTAGAGGTGATTGATTTAGGGGCAGGTTTCGGTGATATGGCTACATTGAATAGAGGGGTCATTGGCAATATTACCTGGTCAGATGAGGAAGTGGTTTTTGAAATATTAGATCCGAGGGAACAATGATAACAGAAATGCTTCCTAGGTATAAATTTTGGGTATCTAATTTTCCGAATATGGACTCTGGAAAAGACGGTTACGTAATCCCAGAGTTTTATGGTGAAAAAGATGGAATAGAACCAGTGTGTATTGATACGACCATAATGAAATATCAAATAGCTTATCGTGAGATTAAGGCTATAGATACTGTCGAAGTAGACGGAATTGACCTTGCTGAAGATGAAAATTATGAGACTGATTTAGCTAATGCTCAGTTTACGGTCTATGGTATGCCTTATTGTGCAGGGAATCAGACTTATATCATTGTGCTTCAGGGGGATTTTGGGATAAACGGGGCTGATTATGTGGAGATAGGTGGAGACTCCGGGGCTGGATACGGAGATGGTCAGTACTACAAAATAGATGGAGCTGGTAATTGGGTAGGTGATGCTGGGGTAGATTTGTGTTTCAAGATTTACGGGAAAAAGACTTTAGATGGGGACGAAGAACTTGTAGTTGAACATGATAAATCCAATTACGATGCTGATTATCCTCTTAGGGATGCTGGAGTAAGGACAAAAATAGCACAAAGTTTTCTCATGCCAGCTGATAGTTACTATATAACCAGAGTCGTTATTTGGGTCAAAAAAGTCGGGAATCCTACAAATTATTTTCGGCTTTCTATTTATGAAGATGACCAGGAAACAAGAGTCGGGGGATTCACTGAACGGAAAGATGTATCTGATTTTAATGCGGCAATAACGCTCCTGCAAAATAAATATTATCAGTTCACAAGCGATTCAGATGTCAGAGTGGGAGCTAAAGGATACATAGATAATTTTGGGAATCTCATTAATACGCACTCTGGAGTCCTAAAGCATCTTTGGGTTACTGTTATGGGACGCTCGCTTGATTTGCTAGACGTGTCTTCTTTTGATGATTTAGAGACGGAACACCCAGAACCCATAAACCTATACCTAAATAGAGAAGAATCCTTTCAGACGATATTGACCCGGCTGGAATCAGGGGCTCTATTCAAATTCCTTCCAAAGCTAGACGGAAAATGGGCTGTGCCTTTCTATGAAGCTGGCGTA